CGCGGAGCGTGGGCGATGGTTGGTCGCGAATCTCACGCGACTGTGTATCGACACCAATCGAACGATCAACCGCGACGTATGAGTGGCATCGGGCCAAAGATCACCCAAACGAGCGTTATCCATTGATCGAGTGGGGATGGGGGCGCGGAGAATGCGTTCAGGCTATCGCGCGGGTTGGTCTGCCGCAGCCGGGGAAGTCGGCTTGTTTCTTTTGTCCGTCTTCCAAGAAGATCGAGATATTCGATCTGCGTGAACGCTACCCGAACCTAATGAAGCGAGCGCTGGCAATGGAAGCCAATGCGGAATTGACGAGCATCAAGGGATTGGGACGTTCGTTTGCGTGGGCCGATCTGTTGACGGCCAAAGACGCAACGACGGATTTGTTTTCCGAGTCAACGGTTGAAATTGCGTGCGAATGCTACGACGGCGAGGGGGAGAAATGAGCCATGCCATGCTGACCGACGACGAGATTCTTGCCGCGTGGAAGGTCGCTTACGCCGAGACGGAAAACGACATGACTACGCCGCTCAATATTGTGTTTGGGCGCGCCGTTGAACGCCTGACCCGCGAGCGCGTGCTGGAGGAGTTGAGGGATATGACCGCCGACGAATTAGACGTTGCGCTTGATGGCCCCGCCGCGAGTCCGCCGGCGAAGGAGGAAAAATGCTGACCGACGACGAGAAATCCGCGAAGCCAACCGCCCGAAGCGCGACCGACGCAAGGTGAAGCCATGGCCGACAACCACGAGGACGAGCGGAGCCGGATGCAGGGGCTGGCCGCGTGGCTGGTCTGGTTCGCGCTGTTCGTGGCCGCGATCGGCGCGCTGGTGGTGATGTGGCTGGGCCGGGACTAACCCGAGGAGACGACGATGGAACAGGCACGACTGGAAGGGATGGCGGCGGCGTTACTCAACGTCGAGCGCCTGCAGCACGACTGGATGCGCCGGGCGACGCACGTCCTCGAGAGTTACCTCATGCTCCCGGACGTGCGCGAGTGCGGCTTCAGCTGCCAGCGCATGCGGCGCGACCCGCGCTTCCATCAGCTGCGCAAGAAGTACTACCTCGTGCGCCCGCCGACCGAGCGCGTATGGGGTAACGTGGTCCGCTGGCTGGTGTTCCGCGGCTACCTGCACTCACCCTGCCGGATCAGCGACAAGGACCGCGTGCTATGGCAAGTGCGATGACCCTCGAGGTGCGGCCGCAGATCCCGCGCGAGCTGTGGGTCGTGCTCGGTCGAGGCGGCGTCCCGCGGCAGGTGTTCGTGTCCCGGGACGAGGCGCTATGGTACGCCAAGGGAATGCACGCCTGCCGCTCGATGGAACAGGCCAAGGCGCACGTCTACGAGTATCGGCTGGTACCGCCAGTCTGACCTTGCTGCACCGCAACACCAAACCCCGGGGAGGACAGGCATGGCAGGTAGTTGGATCAAGGTCGAGCACGGGCTGCCGGACAAGCCAGAGGTGCGTGCGCTAGCGCGCGTCTTGAAGGTATCACCGCATGAGGTCGTCGGCCTGTTGGTGCGGTTCTGGATATGGTGCGACGCGAATGTAACGGTGTCAGCGTTACCGGATTGTAACGCTGTTGTAACGCAGGCATCTGCAGAAGACATCGACGACATAGTCCGTAGACCCGGTTTCGCACATGCGCTGCAGGGCGTCGGCTGGCTGAGATGTTCAGATGCCACCGATCCACCGTCCGTGGTTATTCCGCACTTCGGTCGCCACAACGGGAAACCGGCAAAGACGCGGGCTCTCGGGCAAGTGAGGACTCAGGCACACCGTGCTGTAACGCTCCAAGCGTTACCCAACGGTAACGAATTAACTGTTACCAGAAAAGAAAAGAGTTTAAAATCTTCCCCCAAACCCCCACGCAGTACACCGCCCAAGACCCCGATCCCAACACCCTTCGACATATCGGACCGGGTCCGGGCATGGGCTGCGGAACGCAAGGTGGCCAACCTCGAGGAGCACGTGGCGCACTTCATCGACAAGGCCACGGCCAACGGCTACAGGTACGCCGACTGGGACGCTGCGCTGATGATGGCGATCAGGACCGACTGGCTCGCCGGCGCCGCTGGTGCGCAGCAACAGAAGAAGGCCGACCAGCCATGGTGGGCAAGCGACGACGGCATCCAGCGCAAGGCGGTCGAGGTCGGCATCCGAGCCCGGCCCGGCGAGAGCTTCAGGGACCTCGCCAGCCGAATCCGCTCGTCCGGAGCCCATTGACAGGCGCCGCCGGCGGGGTGTTTAATCCAGCCTCGAGGGGCTATGCCCGATAAGCGAGATCCGCAGGTTCAAGATGGTCGGGAGCTGTCTTGGTTGGGTCAGGAAGCCGAGAGGGCGGCCCGCAAGTCTGCATTCCTCGCTGCGCTGGCCAAGTGCGGCATCGTCAAGGACAGCTGCAAGGCCGCCGGGGTCGGCACGGCGACCGTCTACAAGTGGCGCGACACCGACGCCGACTTCGCGATTAGCTTCGATGGCGCCCTGCAGGACGCCTGCGACGACCTCGAGAGGGAGGCTCGGCGCCGGGCGGTCAGGGGCGTCCTTGAACCGGTGTTCCATCAAGGCCGCAAAGTCGGCCACATCCGCCGTTATTCCGACGGCTTACTTGCTCTCATGCTGCGTGCCCACCGTCCGCAACGGTTCGCAACAAGGACCGTGCTGACGGGCGATGCAGACTCTCCTGTCGTCATCGACGCTGCGCAGTCAGTCCGCAGCAAGCTACTTCCGGAGCTTGCCCTTCTCGGAACGGCAGTCTCGGCTGGAGGCGATGAATGAGGACGAGATTGCCTCGCTGTACTTCGACTGGGCCTTCTGGCAGCGCCCCGATCAGCGTCCGCCGGCCGAGTTCGTAGCCGGTCTCAAGACCTACTGGCTGGTTGACGCCGGCCGCGGTTACGGCAAGACTCGAGTTGGTGCCGAGCAGACCCGGGAGTGGGCTCGCTCGAATCAGTACGTGAACCTCGTCGGCGCGACGCTCGACGACGTCCGCGACATCATGATCGAGGGCGAGTCCGGCATCCTCGCCATCTGCCCGCGCAACGAACGACCGGACTACGTCGGGCGCCAGCTGCGTTGGCCATCCGGTTGCAAATCGCTGATCTTCACCGCGGACGAGCCCGACCGGCTGCGCGGTAAGCAGCATGCGAAGGTGTGGGCCGACGAGCTGGCGGCTTGGCGCTATGCCGAGTCGTGGGATCAGGTGCAATTCGGCCTGCGCTTGGGCCGCACACCGCAGGCGATCGTCACCACCACGCCGCGCCCGATCAAGGTCGTCCGCGAGCTGCTGACCGACCCGGCCTGCGTGGTTACACGTGGAACATCGTACGACAACCGGGACAACCTGCCCGCGGTCTACTACTCGACCATCATCCGCAAGTACGAGGGCACCCGCCTCGGCCGGCAGGAGCTGAACGCCGAGCTGCTCGAGGACAACCCGGGCGCGCTGTGGAACCACCGTAATCTAGACCAGCACCGCGTGCGGTCAGCGCCGACCCTGCGCCGGGTAGTGGTCGCGCTGGACCCGTCCGCGTCCTCGGAGGAGGGCGTGGCGTCGGAAGCTGGGATTATAGCGGCCGGGGTCGACGAACGCAACCCGCCCCACTTCTTCGTCCTCGGCGATACATCGAAGCGTGACCATCCGGCGGCGTGGGCCAAGACGGCGGTTGCGACGTTGCGCTCGTTCAATGGCGACCGCGTGATTGGCGAAGCCAACAACGGCGGCGACATGATCGAGGCGCTGCTCCGGGCGGTCGATCCGAACGTGCCCTACACCAAGGTCACGGCGTCGCGTGGCAAGCAGACCCGGGCCGAGCCGATCGCCGCGCTGTACGAGCAGGGCCGCGTCCACCACGTCGGCTCGTTCCCGCAGCTCGAGGACCAGATGTGCGACTACGATCCGCTCACGGCCAAGACGTCGCCGGACCGGATGGATGCATTGGTGTGGGCGCTGACCGCCCTCGCCGACAACACCGAGCGCTCGCTGCTCGATTTCTACCAGCAACAGGCGCAGCGCGCTGCCGCCTAACCGAGAGGCTAACCATGGCAAACGTGACCATCAACGCACCGTCCGGCGTCAGCTCCGTGCTTGGCCTCGACGGCGTCTTCTATCCTGTCGCATCCGGGCAGGTGACGATGCCGCAATCGGCCGTCCCGCGTGACCTGTTCGCCGCCGGGTATAACTTCGGCACCGGCCCGACGGGAGGCACCGGCGGCACGGGCTCCACCGGAGCCACAGGCGCCGTAGGCGGCGTCGGCGGAACAGGCGGCACGGGCGGTACTGGCGGGACCGGTGCCACCGGACCGACGGGTGGCAACACCGGCGCTACCGGAGCCGTGGGCGGCACGGGCGCGACTGGAGCCACTGGCCCGACGGGTCCGTGACGCTGGCGTAACGTTCACATAACGCAAGGAGCGTTACACCATGTCCTATTCTCTGAATGACGGCCGCTACGTGCTGTCGGCGCCGGCGGCGTTCCCCAACGGGTCGCAGTTCTACCTGAAGGACGGCAACACCTACACCGTCGCCAACGGCGTGCTGTCGATCCCGCCGGCGGCGTTCGATTCCGGCCTGCTGCGGGCCGGGTTCAACTGGGCGGTCGGCATCACCGGCGCCGACGGTGCGATCGGCAAGACCGGCGGCACCGGAACCACCGGTACGACCGGCTCGACGGGCGCCACGGGTTCGGCCGGGAAGATCGGCCCATCCGCCGCTCCCACCGGCGGTACTGGGGCGACCGGCCCGACCGGACCTACCGGCGCCACTGGCGCTACCGGGATCCCGCTGCTGCCGTGACGCCGTTCCTCAAGCTCTGGCGCGACCGCGTGCTGTGGCTCGAACAGCGCGTGGTCGGGCTGTGCGCCTCGGTCCATAGCCAAGCGCACGCGATCGATGCCCAGCGCGTCGCCATCGTGGCACTGCACGAGCGGCTGGCGCTGCTCGAGAGTGCGATGGGCGTCGACGTGCCGGATGCTGAGGAGCACGCGACCAAGATCATCGAGAGGTTGCACTGATGGCCGACCCGAACGCGGCCGGTCCGTACGACTACCCGACCCCGGCGATGCTGCAGCAGTACAGTGCGGACGCCCGGCGGTATGGTGGCGCTCCGGGGTACGCCACCGGCACGCCGCTCGACACCTCCCGGCTCGGCGCACCGCAGGCCACGCCCACCAAGTTGCCACTGATGCAGCGCATCGGCCGAGCGTGGAACGTGCTCATTACCGGGGCGGACGCAGCCAACGTCCTGTTTCCGCCGCAGCAACCGTTGCAGCCGATCGCACAATACCCGGACGCCGCGGTCGTCGGCCGGCCGTGGGATTATCAGGTCGGGCGTAACACGTGGGTCACGCCGCGCACCGGGGAACCGATCGGCTTCGCCGCCCTCCAAGCACTCGCCCAGAACTACGACGTCCTGCGCCTGCTGATCGAACGGGTTAAGGACAAGATCGTGTTTGACCCGTGGCAGATCGGGCCGCGCAACAAGAAGGGGAAACGCGACAAGCGCTGCGATGAACTCGAGGAGGTCTTCTTCATGCCCGACCGGGAGCACATCTTCTCGGACTGGGCGCGGATGCTGCTCGAGCAGGTTATGGTCTACGACGCGCCGGCGATCTGGCTGCAACCCGACCGCAAAGGCGACCTCGCCGCGCTGCATATCATCGACGGATCGTTGATTTCGCCCAAGATCGGCTCCGACGGACGCGTCCCGGACCCGGACGTCGGGCCGGGCTACCAGCAGGTCATCAAGAACGGGCTCCCGGCGTGCGACTACATCAAGCCGGTGCCGCGGGGCCAGCCGGTGCCGCTGGCGCCAGACGGCATCCCGTTCCCAGAACTGATGTACGCGCCGCGCAATCCGCGCGTCAACAGCCTGTACGGCTACGGGCCGGTCGAGCAGATGATTGCCACGGTCAACATCGCGATCTATCGCGAGGCGTACTTCCTGTCGTATTACACGATGGGCTCGACGCCGGACCTGCTGATCGCCCTGCCGTCGACGTGGAACGTGGACGAGATGGCGAAGTTCAAGCTGTGGTGGGACTCGGTGCTGCAGGGCAACGTCCAGAACCGCCGCGGCACGATGTTCGTCCCAGACGGCGCCAAGCCGGTCGACACCAAGGAGCGGATTCTCACCGACAAGTCGGACGAGTGGCTGATTCGGATCATGTGCTTCGCGTTCGGCCTGAACCCGATGCCGTTCATCCAGCAGATGAACAAGGGGCAGGAGAAGACGCACCACACCGAGGCGCACGAGGAAGGCGAGCAGCCGTGGCGCCAATGGTTGGGCTCGCTGATCGACCGCATCATCCGCACCAAGTTTGGTTATCCGGACCTGTGCTTCCGCTGGCAGGAAGAGGAGGTCGCCGATCCGCTCGAGCAGGCGCAGACCTACCAGATCTACGTCAACGCCAAGGTCTATCACCCGGACGAGGTGCGCGCCAAGCTGGGCGAGGACGCGATGCCGGACGACATGCGCGAGCAGATGGACATGGCGACCTTCGCCTCGACCGTCAACGCCACCATCCTGACCGAGGACCAGCTCGACGACAAGGACCAGCGTGCCGCCGCTCGCGCGCCGCAGTTCGGTGCGACCGGCGCGCCAGCGGCCCAGCCCGGCCCGCCCCAGCCGGCCGCGCCGGGGGTCGCGGGCAAGGTCTTGGGAAAAGCCGCAAGCCGTCCCCGGCACGCCCGGTCAACGTCGACCGTGACGCGTTATTGAGTGCGGAGAAGAAGCTTGCGGAGATCATCCTTGCGTTCTTCCGTCGACAGGGGCCGGCGCTCGCCCATCAGGTCGAGCTGGCGCGGGCCAAGCTCGAGCGCGCTGCCACCTCCGACGACGAAGCCGACGAGGTCGCCCGCATCCTCGCCGAGCTGGACTTCTCCGGCTGGTCCGTGCTCACCGGCGACATCCGTCCCATCCTCGAGGCCGTCGGCGCCGACGGGTCCACGGTCGCGCTTCACCAGATCGGGCTGGGCACGGAGGTGCGCAGCGAAGTGCTCAACGTGGTTCGCGACGAGACCCTCGACTACGCCAGCGAGCGCTCGGCCGAACTCGTCGGTATGCGCCTTACTGAGGCCGGCAAGCTGGTCGAGAATCCAGACGCCCGCTGGGCCATCACCGACGCCACCCGCGACTACCTCCGCGGCGTTGTTCTGGACGCGGTCAAGGAAGGCTGGAGCAACGACAAGCTGGCGGACGAGATCGTGCAGTCCGAGGGGTTCTCGGAGGACCGCGCCATGATGATCGCGCGCACCGAGACCCAGTTCGCGGCCAATAACGGCGCGATGGCGAGCTACGAGGCGTCCGGGGTGGTCTCCGGCAAACAGTGGCTGGCGCACGAGGACGCCTGCGACGAGTGCGAGGACAACGAGGCCGACGGCGTGATCGCGTTGGACGACGACTTCTCCAGCGGCGACGACGCGCCGCCGGCACATCCGAACTGCCGGTGTCAGGTTCTCCCGGTGGTCGATTGGGACAAACGTGATGCCGCACTCGCGGCCGAGGAAGAGACACCATGAATCAGCCGATGCGCGTGTTTGCACAGATCACCAAGGTCGACGAAGAGAAGCGGCTCGTCTATGGGCGCGCGGCGCACGAGGTCCCGGACCGCGCGGACGAGATCTTCGACTACGACAGCTCCAAGCCATACTTCGAGGCGTGGAGCGAGTCGTTCAAGAAGGACACCGACGGCAAGAGCCTCGGCAACATCCGCGCGATGCACGGTAAGGTTGCTGCCGGCAAGCTGGTGGAGATCGAGTTCAACGACGCGGACAAGGCGATCGACATCGTCGGCAAGATCGTCGACGACGGCGAGTGGAAAAAGGTCCTCGAGGGCGTCTACACCGGCTACAGCATCGGCGGCTCCTACGTCGGCGAGCCCAAGTACGAGAAGGTCGACGAGCGCCAGCTGCGGCGTTACACCGCGAACCCGTCCGAGATCAGCGTCGTGGATTCGCCCTGCATCCCGTCGGCGAAGTTCTTCGAGGTGCGCAAGGCGAACGGCGAGACCGGCACCGTCGAGTTCAAGGTCAAAGCTGTCGACCCGGCGCCGGTCGAAGTGCGCGGCAGCGACGGGGACGTGGCGGCCTTCGGCAAGGCGCTGAACGATTCCGGCTTGACCCTACAGGATGCCATCGACCTGATCGCGATCGAAGCGCTGCTGTGGACCGTGGCCGAGCTGGAGAAGCGGGAGTTCTCGACCGCGGAGCGCAAGGAGCGGGCGAAGAGCGGTCACGCCCTGCCCGACGGGTCGTTTCCGATCGACAACAAGTCGGACCTGAAGAACGCCATCCGCGCCTACGGCCGGGCCAAGGACAAAGCCAAGGCGAAGGCGCACATCATCTCCCGGGCGAAGGCGCTCGGCGCCTCCGACCTGTTGCCGGAGAACTGGACCAAGGGGGAGAAGGCGGCCGCCGGCGAGCTGGCCAAGCCGCTGATTAACAGTGACAGCGACGAGGCCCGCAGCGCGAACATCGCGACCGAGATCAAGGCCGGGACCGACCCCAAGCAGGCGGAAGCGATCGCCTACTCGATCCAGCGGCGGGCCAAGCGTCGGCGCAAGCTCTACGGCACGGTCGAGCTGACCAAGGGCATGTGGAACGTGCAGGAGTTCGCCGAGTGCCTCGAGTGTCTGGCCTGCGTCGCCCGGGGCGCGCAGTACGACTTCGACGCCGAGGGCGACGACTCCGACGTGCCGCGCAAGCTGCGCAACGCGGTCGGCGAGCTGGTCGAGATCTTCAAGGAGATGTCGGAGGAAGAGGCCGAGGAGATGCTCGAGGAGCTGAAGGAGCACGCCGGCATCGGCGAGGACGACGAGATCGAGCACGGGCTCGAGGCCGCACGCCGGGTCGGCGCCCTGCGCAAGGAGCTGGCCGGCAAACTGTCGCTCGAGCGCGCCTCCCAGATCTGCAAGGGCTACGCCGTGTCGCTCGGCGACATGGACTGGCAGGACAAGGTACTGGCGGCCGCGGCCAAGAGTGCCCCGGTGCCCGACGGACCGGATCACGCCGCGGTGGTCGCGCAGCTGGCCAAGGCGACCGAGCGCATCGCCGCGCTGGAGCGCCAGCCGATGCCGCGAACGGTGATGCTGCGCACGGTCGAGCAGGCCGTGGCGCGGAGCAAGGAACAGGACAACGGGACCGGCAAGGCGAACGGCGCCGACCCGCAATTGATCGACCTGACCGAGGACGACCTCGCGGTCGCCAAGAATCTCGACGGGACGGTCGACTACGAACTCGCGCGGCGGCTCAAGCTGCAGCGCCTGAACATGGCACCGGCTACTTAAGGGGCCGGACTCCGATCAACCATCCAACCTAACCGTACCAGATCGACGAGGAGCCCAGCAATGGACGCCCCGAAACCTGCAGTAATCGATGCATTCCGGCGGTTTGCTTTCCGCCCGGAGATCGCCAAGTCGACAGATTCCCTGTCTGCGGCGATCAACATGCTGCGCGAAGCGACGATGAAGCCGCTCGCGTACAAGGACGTCGCCGGGCTTCCGGGCTCGCAGTGGCTCCTGCAGAAGGCATTCACCCAGCCGACGTCCGCCATCTCCGGTCTCGCGCAGTACGACTTGGAACAGGGCGCGCGGCTGCTGTATCCGATCACGACGATCCTCCGCAACATGATCCCGCGCCAGACCGGCGGGCTCGGCATTCAGGCCAACTGGCGCTCGATCACGGCGGTGAACCCGTCGCGGATCAGCATCAACTTGGCGGAAGGCCAACGCGGCGCGGCCATGGCGCAGACCGTGACCGACAACCTCGCCAAGTTCAGCACGCAGGGCCTCGACAACTTCGTCACCGAGCAGGCGTACATGGCGGCGCTGACGTTCGAGGACCTGATGGCGTTGATGGCGACTGAAACGCTGCAGGCCACGATGGAAGCGGAAGAACTGCTCGACATCGGCGGCAACTCGAGCGTGGCGCTGCAGACCACGCCGACGCCGACGCAGGGCGCGGTCAGCAACACCGGCGGCTCGTTCAGCAACGGCACCTACTCGGTGATCTGCGTCGCGCTCACGTTCGACGGCATGACCCGGGCGAGCGTGTCGTCCACCGGCGTCCCGCTGCCGTATACCCGGGCCAACATGGACGGGACCACGACACCGATTCAAGGCTTCTGCGGCATTCAGAGCGCCGCGCTGTCCGTGACGCTGTCTGGCGGCACGTCGACGCAGCAGATCAACGCCAAAGTCGCCGCAGTCACGGGCGCGTTCGGCTATGCGTGGTACGAAGGCAGCGGCGGCAGCGAGAAGATCGTCGCCATCACCGGCTATCCGAGCGTCACGATCAACGCGGCGCCGGCCGGCACGAATCAAGCTGCGACCGCCATCCCGGCGACCGACACGTCGTTGAACTCGCTAACCTACGACGGTATCCTGACCCAGATCGTGAAGAGCGGCTCCGGGGCATACGTCAAAGACCTCGGCGGCGCGGCCCTGACCTCGAGTGGTTCCGGGTCGGGTGGCATCACCGAGTTCGACAACCTGATCAGCGATCGCATCAGCAACTATCGCCTCGTGCCGACCGATATCTTCATGTCGCCGTACGACCACGGCAAGGCGTCGGCGCTGATCTTGAACGGCAACACCAACCTCGCGCCGTTCGTGATGGGCGACGCCTCGGAGAACGGGTTGTCGGCGGCGGCGCAGCTCAAGGTGTACAACAACAAGGTGGGCTTCGGCAACACGCGGCTGGACGTGCACGCGCATCCGTTCATCCCGCAGGGCACGGCGCTGTTCTACAGCCGGACCAACCCGTACCCGCTGTCGAACGTCCCGAACCTGATCCGGAAGCTGTTGCGGCGTGACTACTGGTCGGTCGAGTGGCCGGTCGTCACCATGCAACGGACGATGGGCGTCTACTTCGACGGCGTGCTGCAGGTGTACTTCCCGCCGGCGTTTGGCGTCATCACCGGCATGAGCAACTAATAGCGGACCGGGCGCGCGTTGGCCTCCTCGTAACGGCGCGCGCCCCTTTTTCCCATGAGCCCGCTCGACCTCACCATCTACGCCAACGCGGCGCAGTGGCTCAACCTGTCCGCGGTCCCGATCTCCGGAATCAGTAACACCAACCCGGGCGTCGTGACGACCCCGGCCGCCAACGCGTTCCTTTCCACCATGCCGGTAACGCTGACCAGCGTCGGCGGCATGACGGAAGTGAATGGCCAGACCTACCCGGTGACGGTTATCGATCCGACGCACTTCTCGATTGGGGTGGACACTACGTCGTTTGGCGTCTACACCGTCGGCGGTTTCGCGTCCATCGACCACTCGCTGCTCGAGCGGCTGATTTCGGCCTGCTCGTCGTTTATGCAGCGCTGGATGTCGCGGATCATCGCCAACCAGCAGTACAACGAGACCCGCAACGGGCTCGGCCAGCCGACGATGCCGTCCAAGCAGACCCCGATCACGTCGATCACGTCGCTGGTCATCGACGGCATCGTGATCCCGCCGCGGCCGCAGCTGACGCCGGTCAACCAGACCTACGCCGGAGTGCCGTTCCCGTACGGGCCGTCCGGCTACACCTTCGACGAGGCGCAGGTCTATCTGTCCGGGTTTCAGTTCTGCCGCGGCTATCAGAACGTCCAGTGGACCTACAACGCCGGCTACATGATCCCGAACGAGCCGCAGGTCGTGCCGGCGTCGCTGACCCTGACCACCATCGCGCGCTGGAGCGCCGGCGATCTCGGCGTAACCTACGCCAACGGCACGCCGCTGGTGCGGGTCGCGTCGGCGCCGCTGCAGGGGCAGTACACGGCGCTCGGCAGCACCTACGGCTTTAACGTCGCCGACGTCGGCCAGTTGGTGCTGATCTCCTACGCCATGATCCCGTACGACATCGAGCAGGCGTGCATCGACCTGATCGGCGATTGGTTCAAGGCGCGCGCCCGGATCGGCGTCACCTCGGAGTCGATCGAGCAACAGTCGATCACGTTCAACGTCAAGGCCCTGACCGACCGGGCGAGGGGCGTCATGGAGCAGTACGCGCGGAGGGCTCCGATATGGTGAGCGGCGCACTGATCGGAGACCGCGAACTGGTGGCGCGGCTGGGCCGGCTGCCGGAGCAGACCCGGCGCGACGTGCGCGACACGGTGATCGCGCTCGGCTTCGAGCTGCAGCGCATCGTCCAGACCCAGTACCTAGACGGGCAGGCGCTGCGCGTCCGGACCGGGCGCCTGTCGTCGTCCATCGGCCAGCGCACCGCGCGCAGTCCGGGCGACACCCGGACCCGGTTCGAGGACAGCGGCGACCGCTTCGACTACTACGTCGGCACCAACGTCAGCTACGGCCGGGCGTGGGAGTTGGGCTTCACCACGCCGGCCTTCACCGTCTACCCCAAGACCGCCAAGGCGCTTAGGTTCGAGGTCGGCGGGCAGGTGGTGTTTGCGGCACACGCCAACATCCCGGCCAAGAGCCACGCCGCGCGGCCGTTCTTGGCACCGGCGCTGGCCGACATCACGCCGCTCGCGACCCAGAAGCTCGGCGATGCCCTCACCGCCGCGGCTAGAAAGGTGATGGGATGACGTCCCCGGCTGCACGGGAGGGGGTCTTCTTCGACGTGGCGACAGGCCAACGTATATCTGTAGCCACGATGCGTCCCAAGCGGCTCCCGGTGGCCGTCGCGGCCGTCCTCGGCACGCGCTCGCCTCAGCCGTTCATGATCGCGGTCCGGGGCCGGCGCAAGTGAGCCCGACGCGCGAACAGATCTACACCGCCCTATGGTCGCTGATCACGTCCAACATCAACGCGCAGGGTCAGTTTGTGACCATGCAGCGGTATCTGCGCCACTTCGCGGACGTCAGCCCGGGCGAGATGCCGGCGCTGTACATGGAGGAACGCGGCGAACAGTGGGTCAAGAAGGGCAAGGGGATCCCGGCGATCCGCACGCTGAAGGCGGACGTGCTGATCTACGTCAACACCGGCGACCCGCTGGCGGTCCTGCCGTCGACGCTGGTCAACAACGCGCTGGACGTGCTGGACGACATCGTCGAGCAGCCGGGCAACCCGGGCAACGTCCAGACTTTGGGCGGCATCGTCGAGCACGTCTATATCGAGGGGCAGGTGGCGATCGCCGAGGGGCTGCTCCAGTCGACCTCCATCGTCCGCGTCCCGATTACGGTCCTGATCCCGTGAACCACGCCAACGGCTCGCCCAAGATCGCCATCCCCGGCAACGCGGGAGAGGCGATCGCTGCCGCTCTCAACCGGATGGCCCTGCACCAAGGCGACTGCGAGGCCGTCATCATCAAGAAGCGTGAAGCCGGCGGCCGCTACGTCTACCGGATCGCTTTCAACCCAACCCCGGCGACGCCCGGATAAGGAGTTTTACTATGTGGACCTTTGGTGCTGGCGTACTGATCGCGACTCCCCAGTCCGACGCGTCCGGCAATGCGTTGACGCCGTCGTCGCCGGTGGAGATCGGCATCCTGCAGGAGGTGGGCGTGTCGTTCGACTTCGAGTCGAAGGAGCTGTACGGCGCGAACCAGTTCCCGGTGGACGTCGGCCGCGGCAAGGGCAAGGCGATGGTCAAGGCGAAGTTTGCCCGGATCAATGCCGAGCTGTTCAACTCGGTGTTCTACGGTCAGACCCTCACGGCCGGTTATGAGGCGCTGTTCCATGACCTCACCGGCACGCAGGCGACCGGCGGCACCGGCGGGATCACCGTCACGCCGCCGAGCAGCGGCGCGTTCGCGCTGGATCAGGGCGTGCAGGACGGCAACGGCGTGCCGTACACCCGGGTGGCGACCGGCCCGACCGGCGGCCAGTACGAGATGACCGGCTCCGGCAACTACATCTTCTCGACGCAGGATCAGGGCAAAACCGTGTTCGTGTCGTACGCCTACACGTCGACCGCGATCACTGCGGCCAAGAAGCTGACCGTGGTCAACCTGCCGATGGGCTACCAGCCGAGCTTCATGCTCCAGTTCATGGCGCAGAAGAACGGCAAAACGTGGTGGGTCGAGTTCCCGAACGCCGTCTGCAACAAGATGGACAGCACGTTCAAGAACGACGACTTTACCATCCCGGACGCGGAGTTCGCCTGCTTCGCCGACACCAACGGCAACATCTCGTATCAGTCGTGGAGCGAGTAACCGTGGAGGCGAACGGCAGCAGGTACGCCCCGGTCGCAGGCAAGATCCCGGGCACGGCAATCAACTTGGGCGGCGTCGATCTGGTGATCGCGCCGCTTTCCCTCGACCAAGTACAGCAGTTCGAAGAGGACATCTCGAAGGCGAGCGAGCGCCTGTCCGGCAAGAACTTCGCGGAGCAGATCAGCTATTGCCTGCCCGTGATCCACGCCGGCCTGTCGCGCAACTATCCGGACCTGACGCAGGACGAGCTGCGCAAGCTGCTCGACATCGGCAACTTTATACCGGCGTTTCAAGCCGTCGTCAGGGTGTCCGGGTTCGAGGTAGCGCGACCGGGGGAGACACCCCGGCCAAGCCCGTAGATTGGCCGGACGTGTACGCCTACCTCGCGGCGGCTACGGGGTGGACGTGGGAGTATATCGGTGAGTTCCTGACGCTCCCGCGTCTGCGCGCCATGATGCAGCACTACGACCGGCACCCGCCGACGCACATCGCCACGGCCGCCGCGTGGCTCGAGCGGAAGCCGTCCATCGATGAACAGAAGCTCCAGCAGGAGGCCGAGATCATGAGCCTGCCGGTGCGGCCAAAGCGGATCGCTGGTCGTGGCTGAAGGTGTCGAGGTCAGACTAGGCGCCGACGTCAGCGGCGCGACGTCGTCGATGGACGAGGCGGCGAAGAGCATCGCCGCGTCCCTCGCCCAGATCTCGAGCGCCCTCGCGGCGTTTACGACCAAGCACAAGACCGACACCGCGCAGGCGCTCAAGAACAACGCCGACCTGTCGCGCTCGTTCCTCGAGCTGAAAGGCTCGGTCAAGGAGGGCTTCGACGGCGTCGCCGGCGTGGTCGAGCGGTTCCGCGGCGTACTCGGCAGCCTGACGCTGGCGCTCGGCGGCGGCGCGCTGTTCGGCGAGGCGATCAAGGAGACGCTGGCGTTCGAGGACACGGTACGCGGGCTGATGATCACGCTCGGCATGACCGCCGACCGGGCGACCACCTTCGGCATCGCACTCAAGCTGGCCGGCGTGGACGCCGGGGCATTCGAGCAGATGGCGATGCGGGTCGGGCGCCGGCTGCTGACGCAGGGCGACGAGTTCGACCGGCTCGGAGTGAAGGTTAAGGACGCCACCGGCAGCTTCCTGCCGATGGAGCAGATCATGCAGAACGTCTACAAGCGGATGCTCGACTTCAAGGTCGGCACCGACCAGCAGATGTTCGCACTGGAAGCGGTCGGGCGCAACGCGAAGGACTTCGCGACCGACATGGAGCGCCTGAATCGGGTGCAGGAACGCGCCAAGCAGCTGCAGGAGGAGTACAACATCGAAATGGGGCCGGACAAGATCGACCGGCTCGAAAACTACCGGGTCGAGGTGAACGCCTTCCAAGTCGGGCTGGGTGCGCTGGCCGACAAGATCGGCGAAGCGGTGCTGCCGTCCCTCGAGCGGCTGGCGCGCTACTTCGGCGAGATCGGACCGCAGGCGGTGACGGCGCTCCTGAACGCAATCAAGGGCTTCCTGATCATCGGCGAAACGCTGGTCGCCGGCATCCGGATCATGATCGAAGCGTGGATCGCGCTGGTCAAGACCATAGCCGACGCCGAGCAGGCGTTCTTCGACATCGGCGCGGCGCTCCTCCATCTGGACTTCGAGGGCGCGGCTGACGCCGCCAAGCGCGGCTGGAACCGGATGGTCGCGGACGCCAAGGCAGGCACGGCAGCGATCGAAGGGATCGTCAGCGAGTCGAGTAAGCGTATCGCCAGTCTACTCGACGACACGGTCACGGCCAAGAAGGGCGGCGGCGCTACGGCCGCCGGCGGCACCGAGCGGTTCTCGCCGAAACCCAAGGGTGGCGGCGCGGACATCGTTGCCCAGTGGCGGCAAGAACTCGAAGAGATCAAGCTCCAGCAGGGCCTGTTCAGCGAATGGTCGATGGCGCAGGAGGCGTCGTTCTGGGCGGGCAAACTGGCGCTCGTCCAGAAGGGATCGAAGGAGTACGCGGCCGCCTACAAGATGTTCTACACCGCGGTCAAGGCGGTTGCGCAGGAGCAAGTCGCGCTGACCGTCGAAGACTTCAAGCTGCAAATCGAAGCGGCGAAGAACAACGAGGGCGAGCAGAAGCGCATCGCTGATGAACTGCTCGCCTATCTCGCGTCGATCTACGGCGCGAACTCGCGCCAATACAAGGCGGCGGTTGCCGAGCGCATCAAGATCGACCAGCAATGGGCGGCCCAGCACGCACAGGTCGCCAAGATCGCGGCGCAGGAAGTAATCGACGCGAGCAAGTTTGAGCTGGAGCAGGCGCGGGCCGGTCTCCAGCAGGGCGTGGCGCTGTTCCAGATCAGCAAACAGCAGCAGCTGGCAGCCGAGCGCGAGTACACGGCGCAACTGTACGAGATCGACCGCGCCGCGCTGGAGCAGCAGCTACTCGATCAGAACTTGACCATCGTCCAGCGCGAGGAGATCCACGCCAAGCTACTAGGTCTGGAGCGCACTTATCAGGCCGAGCTGACCAAGATCGACAACGCGGCCGAGCTTGACCGCCAGCAGTACGCGCTGCAGGTGCGGCAGGCGCTCGAGTCCACCATGGTCGACACACTCGACAAGCTGATCACGAACACTAAGAACTGGAAGCAGACTTTCCTCGATGCTGCGAACTCGATTGTGGCGTCGCTGAACAAGATCGCGTCGCAGGCGATCATCCAGCAGTTCTTCGGCGCCGGGACCGCGGGCGGCGACATGTTGAACAAGATCGCCGGCATCTTCGGCGGCGGCGCAGGCAATACGGCGCAAGTGACTGCGACGACAGCGAACACGACAGCGGTGACAGCGCTGACGGCGGCGATTGAATCGCAGCTTGCAGCGGGCGGCATGGGCGGCGCAGGCAGCATCTTCAGCAGCTTGCTCGGCGGCGCGACTGATGTCGTCGGCATGTCAGACCCGATGGGCTTCCTCGCGATGGCCGGGATCCCGTTCTACGCCTCCGGCAGCCCGTATATCCCGCGCGACATGCTGGCGGTTGTGCACAAAGGCGAGCGTGTCGTCCCGGCGGTCGACAATCGCACCGGCGCGTACAAGGCAGGCCCGGTCGTCGTCAACAACCACTTCCACGTCGACGGCACGGTCGACGGGCGCACGCAGGCGCAGATCGCGGCCGAGTCCGCGCGCAGCGTCAATCGCGTGGTGTCGAGGATCTGACCATGTTCATCGAGACGCCGCGGTTCCCGGACAACATCGCGCGCTGGATGAAGGGGGGCTCCGGATGGCAGACGATCGTGGTCGAGACGTATGGCGGGCAGGAGTACCGGAACGCCGCGTGGGCGCAGCCCAAGGGCCGCTGGCAGTGCGACGACGCGCAGCAGGCGCTGAACTCGAACAGCGCCTACTACTACACCGCGCTCCGCAATCTGTGGATGGTTGTGATGGGGCAGCTCGGTGGCTTTCGCATGAAGGACTACTTCGACTACCTCGACGAAGGCGGCGGCAAGTTTTCGATGATTGACGCGACGCACTTCCAGTGCGTGAAGCGCTATACGGTCGGCTCGACGACGTTCGACCGCACGATCCTGAAGCCGGTCTCCCCGATCGTTGTCACCGGCGGCAGCGGCGTCAGCGTCGACTACACGACCGGCATCGTCACGGTCAGCAGCGGCACGCCGACCGCGTGGACCGGCGCGTTCGACATCCCGGTCCGGTTCGAAGACGACCTGTCGCAGATGATGGTCGATTCGACCGGGGCGCTGTTCGACTGGCAGATGCTCCGGCTGATCGAGCTGCGGAACCTGTCGTGATCCCGATCAGCGTCGCGCTCAAGGCGCATCTGGCGCAGCCGTACCAGACCGTCTCGACCTGTTGGAAGATCACGCGGCTGGACAGCACGGTTCTCGGGTTCACTGATCACGATCAGCCGATCACCTTCGGCGGCGTCACGTACGTCCCGACGACGGCTTATTCGCGCAGCGACATCGAAGGGCGCGGCGATCTCTCGGTCGATAACCTCGAGGTCGAAGGGCCGCTCGTGCTGCCGAACATCGTCGAGGCCGACCTCGCCGCGGGCCTGTGGGACCACGCCGCGGTCGAGATCTTCATCGTCAACTGGGCCGACCTGACGATGGGCAACATGGTCCTCCGGACCGGTTGGATCGGCGAGGTCAGCGCCGACCGCGGCTTCTTCAAGGCCGAGCTGCGCGGTCTGACGCAGGCGTACTCGCGCATCATCGGCCAGCTCACGTCGCCATCGTGCCGCAACAATCTCGGCGACTCGTTCTGTCAGGTCGACCTGACGCCGTTCACAGTGACCAGCACGCTGACCGGCGTCGGCGCGGACAACCAGACGATGTATGACACGGCGCGCACCGAACCCGGGCCGTCCGGCGGCGTCGTCATCCAGACCGTCACCAAGGCGAACCCCGGTCACGTCACGCTGGCCGCGGCGCTCAACATTGCGCCCGGCTCCCCGGTCACATTCAGTGGTTGCCTCGGCATGACGCAGATCAACGCGGTCCAGACGTTCAACAACCCGAACACGGCCAAGACCCAGTTTGACCTGTCAATCGACACGTCGTCCTTCAGCACCTATACGACCAACAGCGGCACGGCGACGCCGCTTGGCTCCGGGACGGGTTACTTCGACTTCGGACTGATGACGTTCACGAGTGGCAACAACGCCGGCCTGTCGATGGAGGTCCGCAGCTACGTGCCGGGGCAGTGGATGCTGTTCATGCCGATGCCGTACCTCGTGCAAGTCGGGGACGCCTACACCATGGTCGCCGGCTGCGACAAGAGCGTGACCACCTGCCACGATCGCTTCTCGAACGTGGTCAACTTCCGCGGCGAGCCCTATCTGCCGGGCATCGACCGCATGATCCAGACGGGCAAGCAATGACCGTTGCCGGCGACGCGCTCGTCGCTGAAGCGCGCCGCTGGGTCGGTACGCGCTGGCAGCATCAAGGCCGCTCGCGCTTGGGCTGTGACTGTATCGGCCTGATCGGCGGCGTCTGCGCCAGCACCGGCCTGACCGATGACTGGCTGACCGATGCTTCGCTCGAGTTCAACGGCTACGGCCGCGCGCCGCTGGTCGAGTGGATCGCCCGCGGCTGTGCCCGCTGGATGAACCCGGTCGAATGGATCGACCGCCAGCTCGGCGACGTCATCGTGCTCAACTTCCGCGGGCTCCCGGGCGCCGGCCCGAACCCGCCGCCGCAGCACTTCGCTTTCCTGTCCGGTGTGAACCCGGACTACATGATCCACAGCTACGCCAGCGCGCGCCGGGTCGCGGAGAACGGCATCGACCGGGTGTGGCGCTCGCGGGTCGTGTCGCTGTGGCGTCTTAAGGGCGTCGGCTGAGATGGCATCACTCGTCCTCGGTGCGGTTGGCGCCGGCATCGGGTTCCTGATCGGGGGTCCTGCCGGCGCGGCCATTGGCTGGGCGGTCGGCTCGGCCGTCGGCTCGCTGTTCTTCCAGAAGGGCCAGACCGGGCCGCAGCTGAAGGACCTGCACGTCCAGACCAGCGACTACGGCAAGATGATCCCGATCATCTACGGGACGATGCGCGTCGCCGGCGTCGTGATGTGGGCGGACGACCTGAAGAAGGTCACGCACACCAGCGGCGGCAAGGGCAGCGGCCCGAAAGTCACGACCTACAGCTACACCGATTCCTTCGCGGTGATCCTGTCCGAGGGGCCGGTCACGGCCATCCTGCGGATCTGGGCCAACGGCACGATCATCTACGACGCGCGCCCGGGTGGCTTGACGCTCGACCCGATCCCGGTCACGCTGTACCTCGGCACCACGACGCAGAACCCCGACCCGACGATGGAGGCGGTGCTCGGCGTTGGCTTCGTGCCGGCGATGCACGGCTACGCGTACGCCGTGTTCACCGACTTCGACCTGTCGCAGTACGGCAACGCGCTGCCGCAGCTCAACTTCGAGGTGCAGGTCGAGAACGCGCCGAACGAGGTCGGGGTCTACATCGTCTCGAAGAACTCGCCGGTCGGCCCGTGGCAATCGGCGAACAATCCGACTGCGCAACTGCCGTATATCAGCGCGTGGCCGGCGGCGACCACCGACATCCGCGTCCGGTCGCTGTCGACCAACACCATTGACCTGTTCAAGCAGGACCTGACCAGCGACGGCACCGACACGGCCGGCGCGAACGACGCGTTCCCGATCCGCCGGCATTTCCAGCTCACTTTCCCGCCGTACGAATCGTGGAACTACTTCCCGATCGGCATGTTCAACGGCCAGCCGGTCTGGTATCAGCAGAGCCATTCGACCGGAGTTTTCTATCCCACTGGCGGCGACGGCACGCACGATCCGGCAATCGCGGTCGGCTCGGTCACGCTCGTCGGCACTGGCATCGTTGCAGGCTTCGATGTCGCATCAATCGTCACTGGCGGTCTGTACGTCAGCGGCGCGTGCATCTCGTCTGACCAGAACACGCTCTTTCTGTTCACTGCGCCGACGCACGGCGCGAACCCGACCGTGTGGTGGAAGATCACGTACAACGGCACGAACTACGTCGTGAGCGGAACCGGCAGCATCCATGGCGTCCCGGTTAACAGTTCGCTCGCTGGCGTGTGGGGACCGACCGCGCTCGGAACGGTCGGCATCCTCGCAGCGATGGTTGCCGAGAACGACGGGATGCACTTCTGGCAAGCGCGGCAGGGCGGCATGACCTCGATGTACTACATCGACAGCACCGGCCTGCTGAACTTCGACCCGGTTTCGGGCACGACGCTACCAGTGAACATCGACACCGGTTACTCGGACTCGTTCGAGCTGCCGTCGTTGTTCTCGCCCAAGATCGGCTACTGCGGCTACGTCGGCGGCCAGACGATCGCCCTGCTTGCCCGGCTCGCGACCGGCGGCGGCCAGCTCACACTCGCCGACGTGGTCAGCGACATCTCGGTCCGCGCCGGCCTGACGACCGGGCAGATCGACGTCACGGCACTGGTCGACCTTGTCGACGGCTACGCGATCACGCAGCAGTCGGCGTGCCGGGACGACATCACGCCGCTGCAGGCCGCGTATTACTTCGACGGGGTCGAGTCGAACGCCACGATGAAGTTCGTCAAGCGCGGCGCGGCGCCGGCCCTGACGATCGCCGACACCGACACCGCCGCGCACACCACCGGCAGCTCGCCGCCGGCCATCGTGGTCGCCAAGCGCGCGCAGGACGTGGACCTGCCGGTGCAGATCAACGTCAACTATTTGCAGCTCGCGGCCGACTACCAGATTGGCTCCCAGTACTCGCGCCGGATCGCGGTCGAGACGACCCAGCTCGCGAACAAAGTCGACCTCGCGATCACGCTGTCGGACCAGCACGCGTCGGCCATCGCGTGGACCCTGTTGACGCAGGCGTGGGCGGAGCGCGAGACGTTCACCTTCGACCTGCCGCGCAAGTACTGGTATCTCGAGCCGACCGATGTGATCATCGTGCACGGCTACGAGATCCGGATCATCTCGAAGAAGGACAAGGCCGACGGCACGCTGGCGTTCGAGGGTTGCGCCGCGCTGTCGTCGATCTGGTCGCAGGGTCCGGTCGGCACGACGGGCAGCGGCTTCAAGCCGTCGCCGCCGCCCGGCACGCAACCGACCGAGTTGTTGATGCTGAATATCCCGCTCCTGACCGATACCGACACCAAGAACGGACCGAACGCCGCGATGTGCGGGACGGTCGCCGGCCAGTCGTGGGGCGGCGCGACGCTGTACGAATCGATCGACGTCGGCGTGACCTACGACCAGATCGGCGCCGAGAGTGTCCCGAACGTCATCGGCGTGGTTAACGGCGTGATCCCGACCTTCGGCGGCGGCAACATGTTCGACGAAGGCACGATCATCGACGTGACGATCGGCAACGGCGGCGGCCAGCCGGAGGCGGCGACCGAGGGGTCCGTGCTAAACGGCATGAATATGGCGCTGTGCGGGCGCGAGATCATCCAGTTCAAGAACGTCGTGCAGGTGGGACCGAGCGAGTTCCAGCTGTCCGGCTTGTTGCGCGGCCGCCGCGGCACCGAATGGGCGATGCAGACACACGCCGATCAGGAAGTGTTCGTCATCCTGCCGGTGCTGGACATCGACGGGCCGTACTCGGACCTCGGACAGGCGCGGCTGTTCAAGGCGGTGAGTTCGGGCCAGTCGCTGCAGGCGACGAGCTTCGTCGAGTTCACCAACGACGGCTCGACGCTGCGCCCCTATTCGCCGGTGCTCCTCGATGGCGCGCAATGCGACCCGTTCGACGGCAGCGTGCAGATCGACTGGACGCGACGCACGCGCATCTCGGGGCAGTGGGTCGACTTCACCGACGTGCCGGTCTCGGAGCCGTCCGAGGAGTACGTGCTCCAGATCTGGGACTCGACCTTCACGACGGTCGCGCGCATCGTGACCGGGCTCGCCTCGCCGGCCTTCACCTACACGCACGCGATGCAGGTGACGGACTTCGGCGCTAATCAAAAGCAGATCTTCGTCACGGTCGGGCAGGTCGGCACCTACAAGCTGGGCGTGCAGGCGCACACCATCGTGGACGGGGCCGGCTCGACCAATGACGTGCCGCTGAATCCGCAGCCTCCATACAACAGCGACCCGCCGCCGCCGACCGGCGGGTGCACCCTGCCGGAGCAGACCAGTTCGTTCACGTGGGGGACCGCGCCGTCCACGGTCACGAATGCGAGCGCCGACGACGCGCACACGTGGGTCATCTCGTTCACGACCGGCGTCGCGGTCGCCGGGCTCGGGCAGATCAACCTCGGCCCGAACACCGGCGCCACCCCGGTGTCGATCAACGCGGTGCTGTCCGCGTCGCCCTGCGGTGCGCCGCTCGCGCCGGATGCAGTGCAGTCGGGCACGTCGCCGCTGCTGCTCTTCTACATGACGAACAATCCGTCGCCGACGCAATTCCCGACGCTGCTGCCGTCGACGACTTACTACGTCAGCGCGAATCTCGGCGGTGCGATGGACGCCAAGGCCACGCTGCAGATCCCGGTCGCCGGCGGCAGCGGAGGCGGCGGCGGGGGCGGAGGCGGCGGTTCGGCGTGCGTCGGCTTCAACGTCGTGAATATCGAAGTCCCTTGGGACATCACCGGTCCGGTCGTGCCGATCCCGCAGCTAGGTCCGAACGATGCCGTCGTGCTGCACTTCAAGACGGGCGCGGCGGTGCCGAGCGGACCGCAGTCGCAGCAGCGCATTTCGATCTTCGAGTTTCAAGGGCCAGTGACGACGCGCACTGCCGTCGTCGCCACGCAGCCGTGCGTGTCGACTTCTGATGTCGACCCGTCATTCGGCAAAAGCATCAGCACGGATCCGAACTTCGACATCGTATGCGGCTATGCGATCACGCCGCTCGGGTTCTTGAATCTGAATCCGTTCACCGACTATTACATCACCGTCACGAATCGTGACGCGACGCCAGCGAACACCTGTTCGCAATCATCCTGCGGCGCTGCGGTTGAACTGTTCGCGCCACACTGAGAGAGAAAGCGATGGCATCCAACCCGACCAACCTCGACACCATCAGTCAGTCGCAAGGGCAGAAAGAGGTCACTGCGAACGCGCTGTTCGATGCGATGTCGCCGGCCGCAGCGTTCGGTCGACACGCGAGCGCGTGCATCGGTCTGACGTGGGCTTACTACGGCGGCAACATGATCATCGGCGGGTCGCCGACGTTCATCGCGAACGGCACGCTCTCGCTCACTGCCAGCACCGTCTGTTACATCGAGGTCGATTCAAGCGGGGCGGTCAGCTTCAATACGTCGGGTTTCACCCCCGGCCGGACGTCGCTCTATGCAGTGACGACCGGCACGTCGAGCGCGACATCATGGTTCGACAAGCGCGTCGCGGGCGGCGCTCCCGGCGCAGCGGGCGCAACCGGGAACACCGGCGCGACGGGTCACACCGGCAACACTGGCAATACCGGAGCGACGGGAGCAACGGGCGCAACAGGTGCGGGCAGCACAGGCGCAACGGGCGGGACTGGGGCGACGGGCGCGACCGGCAACACTGGCAACACCGGGAACACTGGCGCAGGCACGACGGGAATGTACGGCGGCGCGATCACGATCTATTACCAGTTCAACACGTCGACGAGCGTCGCGGATCCCGGATCCGGAAAGCTGTCGCTCGACAACGCGAACGCGCTGCTCGCGACGAACATCTGCGCGAGTCAGACCGACGCGAACGGCAACGCGAACTGGGGTCCGGTTCTCAACGCGATGGCCGATTCGACATCGGTGATCAAGGGACAGATCAGAATCCCGAATCGCTACGACGACAGCGTGTTCACGGTCTACAACGTCAACAGCGTCACGTCGCACACCGGCTGGACGCAGATCACAGTGACAGAGGTCACTGGCGTGTCGCCGACGCCGTACGCGAGCAACGACCCGTTGCTGCTGTGCTTCACGCGCAACGGCGACGAAGGATCGACCGGCGCAACAGGCGCAACCGGCGCGGGCTTCAGCGGCGCAGTCGGGCCGACCGGCGCGACCGGCGCGACCGGGGGGACGGGCCAGACCGGGGGGACGGGCCAGACCGGGGGGACCGGCGGCACCGGCGGGACGGGTGCGACCGGCGCGACCGGCGTCGCGTCGACGGGGCAGGAGTTCACCGCCGGCAGCTCGAGCTTCACCTACAACGTCCCGTCGAACGTGTCGTTTATCTGGATCACGATGATCGGCGGCGGCGGCGGCGGGTCGAACCGGGTCAGCAACACCGGAGGGGGAGGCGGCGCGTCCGGGGAACTCGTCGAGTCATTGCAGATTCCGGTCACCGCTGGCGGCACGGCTGTCATCGTCATCGGCGCAGGCGGGACGGGTGCAGCAGGCGATGGCAGTGCGCACATCGGTGGCACAGGCGGTACGACGAGCGTGACAGCGAAGGGCTACACGTGGAACGCGCTCGGCGGGAACGGGGGCACGACGGGCGGCGTCGGTGGACTCGGAGGCGGTCCGAAGGGCGGCACAGGCGGCACAGTTGCAGCAGCACCGAACGCCGGTAACTACGGCACGCCAGAGAGCCCCGCGCATATGGGCGGCAACGGCGGATCGCCGGGATCATCATCAGTGACCGGCACAGGCGCGAACGGTGTCGCAGGCGCAGGTCAGAGCGCCGGAGCTCCGGGCGGAACGCCGTCGAGCAATCAAGCGGGCGGCGGCGGCGGTGCAGGATCGATATGGGGCAACGGCGGCACTGGTGGCAACGGCGGCGTCACAGGCAGTAATGCAGGCGCAGCGAACTACGGCGCAGGCGGCGGCGGCGCGGGCGGCATGACAGGCTCGACGACG